ACAAAGCAGCTCTGGTAAACTAGATTTAATTATTCAATTACCATATATAATTAAATCTGAAGCCAGAAGGCAACAAGCAGAGACAAGAAGAAAAGACATCGAGGCTCAACTTAAAGGTTCCCAATACGGAATTGCTAACACCGACGGTACTGAAAAAATTACTCAGTTAAACCGTCCTGCTGAAAACAACATGCTAAAACAAGTAGAATATTTGACTAATATGTTGTATGGTCAACTTGGCTTGACTGAAGAAATTATTTCTGGTAAAGCAGATGAAGCAGCAATGCTAAATTATCACACTAGAACCATTAAACCTATTTTAACAGCTATTACTTTAGGTATGAAAAGAACTTTTCTATCTAAAACAGCAAGAACACAACTTCAATCAATTGAATTTTTTAGAGATCCATTTGAGTTAGTCCCGGTTAGTGCTGTAGCAGAAATAGCCGATAAGTTTACAAGGAATGAAATACTTTCGTCAAACGAAATTCGTTCGATAATTGGATTTAAGCCTTCATCTGATCCTAAAGCGGATCAACTTATAAATAGTAACGTACCAGATCCAAACACACAACTTAATACAAACCAGACACCACAATTATAGAAAGGAAACTTCAAAATGGAAGAAGCTGATTTCAGTGGTTATGCAACGAAAGCTAATCTAAGATGTTCTGATGGTAGAACAATTATTGCCCACGCTTTTAAAGACCAAGACGGAACTAAAGTACCTCTTGTTTGGCAACATATGCACAACGATCCATCAAACGTTTTAGGTCATGCTGTTCTTGAAAACAGAGAAGACGGTGTATATGCATACGGATTCTTTAATGACGGTCCTACAGCAGAAATTGCTAAAGGTCTAGTCAAACACGGAGATATTGAAGCTCTATCAATTTATGCAAACAAGCTAATTCAAAAGGGAGCAGATGTTTTACATGGCTCAATTAAAGAAGTAAGTCTTGTTCTTGCAGGCGCAAATCCCGGAGCTTTTATCGATAATGTGAACATTGCTCACAATGACGGATATAGCGAAAGTGAAGACGAGGCTGTTATTTACTCAGGCCTACTTCTTGACGCTCGGGGTATTAAACACGAAAAAGGAGAAACTGTGGATAAAAACACAGAAGTAAATCAAGAACCAGTTGTTGAAGAGTCTAAATCAACAGATGAGGAAATTACTCACGCAGCAACTGCAGAATCAGAAAAAACCATCAAAGAAATTTTTGATGCTATGACTGAAGAACAAAAAAACGTAGTATACTATATGGTTGGCGAAGCCGTCAACGAAACTGATTCCATGGCACAAAGCGATGAATCAGATACCGTTATCAAACATGAACAGGAAGGTTCAACTATGACCCGCAATGTATTCGAGCAAAACGGCTCGACAAAAACAGAGAAACCAGTGCTATCTCACTCTGAACTTCAGTCAATTATTGCTGATGCTCAAAAAACAGGCTCGTTCAAGGAAGCTTTCCTTGCTCACGCCGTAACTTATGGAATCGAAAACATTGATTTCCTATTTCCAGATGCAAAACTTCTATCTAACCAGCCAGAGTTTGTAAAAAGACGAACTGATTGGGTAGCAAGCGTAATTAACGGAGTACGTAAGTCTCCATTCTCACGCATCAAGACCATGTCAGCAGACATCACTCTTGACGAAGCTCGCGCAAAGGGTTACGTAAAGGGCACTCTTAAGAAGGAAGAATTCTTTGCTCTAACAAAGAGAACTACTATTCCTACAACCATTTATAAGAAGCACAAGCTTGACCGCGACGACATGATCGACATTACAGATCTAGACGTAGTTGCTTGGTTGAAGTCTGAAATGCGTCTAATGCTAGATGAAGAAATTGCTCGCGCAATTCTTATTGGTGATGGTCGCGAACCAGATTCTGATGACAAGATCAACGAATCTAACATTCGTCCAATTTTGTGGGATGACAATTTTTACTCTCACAAAGTAACTGTAACTACACCTGCGGGTAACTTGAAAGCAAACGATACTACTATCGATGAAATTCTAAGAGCTCGTAAGAACTACAAGGGTACCGGAAACCCGGCATTCTACACAACAGAAGATGTTCTAGTTGATATGTTGTTGATCAAGGACACTCAAGGTCGTAAGCTATACCCTACTGTAAACGACTTGACTGCAGCTCTAAGAGTTAGCAGCATTGTTCCAGTAGAAGTAATGGAAACAGTTCCAAACATTGTTGGTATCATGGTTAATCTAACAGATTACACCGTTGGTGCAGACAATGGTGGAAACGTATCAATGTTTGATGACTTTGACATCGACTACAACCAGTACAAGTACCTGATTGAAGGTCGCATGTCTGGCGCACTAACCAAGCCTAAGTCAGCACTTGTAATTATTAGAAGTGCAGGAACTGAAGTTACACCTGTAGCTCCTACATTTGTAGCATCAACTGGTGTTGTAACTATTCCAGCTGCTGTAACCGGTATTGTTTGGAAGAACAAGGCAACTGGTGTTACTCTAAGCTCAGGAGCTCAGACCGCACTAGCAGCTGGCGCTTCGGTTGAGATTGTTGCTGTTCCATCTACTGGATATGTATTCCCTCACAACTTTGACGCTGACTGGGTATTTACCCGTAACGCTGCTTAGTAAAGCATAGCGAATATCATGACAAAGTTCTACGGAGAAATAGGTTATGGTACGTCTGTAGAAAAAGCCGCTGGTGTTTGGGATGACGTTGTCGTTGAGTATTCTTATTATGGCGATGTCATCCGAAACACTAGGCGGTTTGAACCAGGAGAAAATCTCAATAGCAACATCACTACTAGTAATTCTATAAGTATTGTTGCTGATGCCTATGCGTGTGAGAACTTTTTTGCTATTCGTTATATTAAATGGGCGGGGACTCTTTGGACTGTGACAAATGTCGAAGTCAAGAGTCCTCGCCTTATTTTAACATTAGGAGGAGTTTATAATGGGTACACGCCTTGAGCTCCAATCTACACTTGAAAATATTTTAGGTTCTAGAAATGTATATTTCCAACCACCTGAAAATATTAAAATTAGTTATCCTTGCATTATTTATAAAAGAAATTATGAAAAAACAAATTTTGCAGATAACAAACCATACAAAAATACAAAAAGATATGCGGTAACCATTGTTGATAGAAATCCAGACAGTATTGTTTTGGATAAATTATCAAATATGCCAATGTGTTCTTTTGATAGACACATGACAGTTGATGGCTTAAACCACGATATTTACAATCTTTACTTTTAGAAAGGTAAACAAATGGCAAAACTTGCTTGGGATGAAACCGGTAAGCGTTTTTACGAAACAGGCGTCGATAAAGGTGTTCTGTTCGTACAAGATACTTCTGGTAATTACACAACAGGTGTCGCATGGAACGGTCTAACTTCCGTATCAGAAGCACCTACTGGCGCTGAGGTAACACCTCAGTACGCAGACAACATTAAATATCTAAACCTAACTTCTGTTGAAGAGTTTGGTGCAACTATTGAAGCTTACACCTATCCAGATGAATTTGGTATTTGCGATGGAACAGCTTCACCTTCTTCTGGTCTACATCTGGGTCAGCAAGCTCGTAGACGATTTGGATTTACATATCGTACTCGTCTTGGTAACGACTTGGTTGGAACAGACCTAGGGTACAAGCTTCACATTATTTATGGAGCATACGCTGCTCCTTCAGAAAAGGCCTACGCCACCGTTAATGACTCACCAGAGGCATTGACATTTAGTTGGGAAATCACAACTAACGCTGTGGAAGTAACTGGTTACAAGCCAACTGCTTCTATCACTGTTGATTCAACTAAGCTTACTTCTACTAAGTTGACTGAGCTTGAGGACATTCTTTATGGAACTGCTGGTGTAGACGCTAGACTACCATTGCCTAATGAAATTATTACACTTCTTGGTGCAGCAAACACTGAAGTAACTCCAACAGCTCCAACATATTCCACCACAACTAAGGTTGTTACTATTCCAACAATCGTAGGCGTAACTTATAAGATCAATGGTGTAGTTA